CACCAATTAAAACACAATACTGAAACATTCGCTGACACATATCATGTATACGTTTATTAATACCCATATTATCATATGCTAAACCTATACTAGCAATTGCATAATCAGCTAATGTAAGTCTCGGATTATTACCCCAAGCCAATTTAACATAAAAGTCATCAATCGATTTATAAGGTAATACATCTGGCAACCACTCAGGAAAATCATCTGGACGTTTAATAAAAAATCTCTTAAGAAACACACATCCACGAACTTTTAATCCACCATAGTAATCAGGAACACTTAAAAAAGGGATATCCTCCCTTAAATTTCGAATCAACATACCAAACACATCATTAACAAATTTTGAAAACCCTGTTTCATTAACAATATCATTAATTTCTCTACCAACACCAGGCATATGATCATCTCCATAACAAGGAAACTGAATACGTCCAGCTTGAAATGCTGCTTCTATTTGGGCTGACCTATGTGGGAATTTACTCATAACCCATTCAACATAAGTCCACCATAATAATCCAACAATCCACGAATTACCATGTGAAGTTTCAAAGGCACCTGAAGGCATAACTCCAAACATTACCTTCCAAACACGAGCAAATACGTGTACCAACTTCACTGACAAATTCTCCGTTGCCAACTGTAACATAAACAAAAACAACGAATAATCAGGAGATTTAGGATCAACATAAACAGCAGCATGAGTTTCATATAATTCTAATAAAACTCGATGTATAGTAGTATCTAAACTCTTAAAATCACCATCACCATATACCATAGTAGAATCATCATACCGCATCTGATTTGCAAACAACTGAGCTCCACCATAAAAATATTTCATACCTATTTTTATCATTTTTCCTCTCTCAATCATCTGACAATCTTTCATAGTATAATAAGCAAATAAATATTGCATCAAATTAGGAATAAAAAACTCACGACATTTTTCATACATTTTCGTACGTTCTTCTTCGTGAACATCAGTACAATTAAAAATTTCAAATTTCAAACAAATACAACACGCTATTTCTAAAAACTTAATATTACCTGTTCTCTTAAACTCTTGAACATAATTCCAAAATTGTTTTTTTGTAGCAATAATCTGATCACCTTTAGTTCCATTTGGGGTAACTTTATGCTTAATCCCATCATGATCAACAAATTTTCGATCAAATCCAGAACGAATACCAGAACTAGACTGTTCTGGTACTTTTAACAAAACAACATCTCGTTCTGTTAATGTCCAAATCAATTTATGAAAATATTTTCTAACACCCATATAATCATACATTCGATTTAGACCACGAAAAATAGATTTACTAACCATTGGTGTAAGATTAGGTAACTTAATAGTAGGTTTATTATACTTTTCCATTAATCTAATAACCTTAGTAGGATACAAATTCTCACATGAAGACATTGTATATTTACCTAACTTATCACCAGTATACATTCTATTAAAAATTGACAATTGCTTACAACATTTAGCTGTCAATGTTTCCACAGAATTGGAAACCCAAGGTAATCCAGGTATCTTACCATCTACACTAACTTTCCAAACATTTTGTGCATACCAAACATAATCATAGTGCATACCCATAACTCCATTAAGAAAAATCATATCTTCTTCCTTAAAAAACATAGGAATCTCCTTTACCACAGGCGGTAATTCATGCTCCTTATGATATCTACTAAAAGGGAAAGGTTCAGGAACATTAATCCAATTCTTCGACAACATAAGTTCTATACCCATTTCTGCCTGTATAATCCTATGATCACGGTCAACAGCAACGATTCGTCTATTATTAACTAAAAATTGACTTTCAAAATAAGAGAAAGCCTCTATAGCCATAGAAACTCGATCGCGCAACACACCGTTTTCATAGCGAGACTGCTCATATGTTAATCCCAATGGAATCGCATTAGTTTGCTCAATATCACCAATCACAACAAAACTTAATCGATTCATTATCTGTGACCTATATGTCAACCACTTAGTCAAGGGATATCTATCTGAGAGTGCTCTACCTAACGATGATGCTATTTTAAACACCTGAGAAAACAAAATTATGTTAAAAATTTAATAACAACAGGTCTAAAATAAAAATATTTGACGACAATTTCCGTCAATCAAAT